CAGAGCTACCCGTAGCACCCTGTTTGATTGCTGCTAATAACACATCGTAATTGTTAGCTTCTGGTACAGTTCCCGCCAAAGAGCCGCTAGAAAATGCAGTTCCTTGCGTGAAAATGCCGTTAATGTTTTCAGTAGTATTGTCACCGAATAATATTTGAAGCTCTAACTCATTTTCAATAGAGCGCATCAATTGCGTGTTAATTCGTTGTGACATCTGCCCGACTCTTCGAAGCATTTGCTTAGACACAACAGTTGTTGCAGTGATATACTTAGCCCTTTCTTCTTTTACAACATACTCCCAATGCATGTCGTTTTTTAATGCACCTTCCGCTGTTGTTCCTGTTGTCTCTTCGATATTGGCTTGCTCCATCCATTGCACTAGATCGCTATCGCCTCCTGCTGTTGATGGGATATTCATTACCGTAATCCAATTACGAATAAATCCCTCACGCCTTCTTTGGTCGATAATATCAGGCTTGCGGTAAGCTTGTGGAATATTACCAGTAACTGTTCCCGCTCCGTCTGTTTGGAATAATGGCGTATCTGCTGCCTTGATTACTACTGTAACAGATTTTGCATTTTCCTTACTTTTTGCTTGAAGGTTTTGGATTAGAACATCCTTATTTTTTTCTAGCGAGTTTTCAATTTGCTTCTCAACAGGAATAGAGCTGTCAGGATTGTAATTGAAAGTAAGCATTTTTTTGATGCTTTTTTGATTCTCGGCAAATGCCGCTTTAAGCATTTCGAACTGTTTTTCACGCTCTTCTGAACTTCTCGAAAGCTCTTTTCTTAACGCCTCAACATCCTCACTGCTTGCCTTAGCTTGCATTGCTTCGTCACGAACTTTGTCCGCTTCTTCGTTGTGTGAGTTCATGTGCTGAACTAAATCACTAGGCTCTAATCCTTTTGCGTCAATACCATTTTCCTCTAGGTATTCCGCGAATGTTTTCCTTTTCATCGTATTATCTTTTCAATTCAAGTAAAATACTATAATCCTGACTTTTTAGAGTGCTGTTAGGCGGCTCGTTGCGAATGCTGTTAGGCGGTTCACTGTCAATACTTTTGTTTGTAAATGCTGGTGTAAGTCTATTGCTAGCGAAAACTACTAAACTGTTTTCAATAGCTTCCTGCGACTCCACACCAAAGTAAAAGCCGTTTTCCTCAACCGCTTCTCTGTTTATGATATTGTCAATATGACTAAGGTAAAGCTTGTAAGCTTCTTCATCGTCTGGGTCGTCTATCCCTAGCCATATCTTTTTATACCTAAGTCCCGCACTGTGTTGTTGATAAGTACCGTCTTGATACTTAATCAAATCCTCGTTGCTGTATGGCTTTATCTTGTAAGCCAATACTTGCGTTGTTCCGTCCATGTCATAACCTAAAGCTTTAATAGGCATTTCCATAACCATGGATTCAATGTTTTTAGCAAAAAGATTTCGTGGGTCGTATTCATGGTTAAGTAGTTGCGGTATTCTATTACCCTTGTCTGATACTGTTTTATTCCACGAGTCTCTTAATGAAACATCCTTGTGACTATCAAAGAAATTAACGGCATTGCTGACAGATAGAACCTCATCATCTTTTAGGCCAAGCAAAGATACGTCAAACACAGGATTGATAAACATAGATTCGTCAACCTTGACTATCAGGGAATCGTTTTTAGGCATCATCTTTTTGTGTAAGATGATTTCACCCTTGTTTTCACGTGCGTATCTTATTCTATCCTCACGATTATTAATGCCCGTCAATCCTTTTAGCACCTCACTCATGTATGTCTCTATTTATTACCTGCTGATTTTTTTAAAAATATGTTAGGCTGATTATTTATGAAACTTTCCAAGCAACTATTAAGGGCTATAAAACCACTCATATCACCGTATTTATCCATAACCTGACTTTGATCTCCTATACAAATATCATCTATTGTATTTTCGTCTAGCAAATTGCCGTTTTTTTTGGTAAAATCATCAATAGCATTAATAAGGCATAAAAAGTGCTCGCCGTATTCATTAGAATCAAACCGACTAGTCATTCCGTTATCATGCAATAAAATAAATGCCATTTTTTTGGCTATTGCTATACTTTCTAGCTGAATCATTAGTTTTTTAGGAAATTAATGTATGTATCTATTTCCATCATCCCCCGTCATTATAACTGCGTCAGGCACAAAAACTAACGATTCAGCTATATTTCCTTTATTCTGTGTACTTACTTGAATAACCACACCTTTGCTAACTTGCATTGCTTTCGTGCTTTTCATCCATCCTTCTTTTTTAGACGAACACTTTGAAATTAATTCAAATAAATCCCCATTACCGTGTAATTCAACGTCTGGTACGTTGGCCAAGGTGTCTTTAAACGATTTATTGTTTAACGTTTTGTCATCACTCATATCTTTATTTATTTACTGTTTTACCTTCTAAATCCTGTAACTTTTGCTCTAAGCTTTCTTTTAATCCTTTTTGAATCTTTGTAGGCTTGGCGTTTTTAACGCGCTCTAGCTGATTCTTAACCTGTTGCTTGTTCATCCTTTTTCTTGTCTAGTTCCTGTTTAAACTCTTCAATTGACTTCCTTATAGCCGTAAGCATGATCAAACCTGCTGATTCATAAACCATTGCTAACTGATCAATGGAAATATTACCATGATTGTACTCTTGGACAGCTAATAATACCGCCATTGCATCGCCGCTAGCGCTTTCTTCTTTCGATTTGTCTAATGCCTTGAAATCTACATTGCGTATGATTTCTGATAGCCTGAATGCATCTTCTTTTGATGCGCAAGATATATAATCCTTATCAGGTGGGTTTCTCCCTGAAAATGATACGCCCCAGTTTTCTGTTCCTTCACTTAAAGACGCAATAACAACGAGTTCTTTATATTCTTTTGTCATAATCCTAATAGTATTTTCGCCTCATCTTCTGTGTAGGCATATTGAATAATTAGATTCCCTATTGCAGCGGCTTTGTCTAGCTCATCTGCTTTAAAACTCTTTACTATGCCTGTTACCTGCTCTTTGCCTTTGTCAGTATTACGTTGCATTAGCTTTGCTTCTTTCGCTTCGTCCTTCTCATCTATCTTATAGCAAATATCCAGATCATAATTACCTTGAATTAACCACCTGTTTAGCTCATCATCATATAGTGAACCGTTCATTGTAGCGGTTTTCTCCATTCTTGCTTCTGCTGTCTTTAAGTTATCGAACTTAGCACCTTCGCTGTCTCCAAATAACATTGGGTCAACATTGTACACCGCGCACAAATGCCTTAAATCCGTAGGCACTGACTCAATTAGCTGCAATTGTTCAGGGCTTAGACTTATTCGAGTGTAATCCACTGGTGCTCCAGAAACATGAACACCTCCAAAGTTGTGCACTCCAGTAGTATCATGATCAAACCTTTCTTGCATTGCCTTCTGTTCTACGGGAAGCATTATAGTTTCCGACCCTTTAGGACTCAACACCCCGCTTTTCCCCCCATTAGTATAAGCGTTATTGCGAGCCTCAAAAGTAAGCGTACTAGCTGTATATGCCTTTTGTTGCCCAAATAGCTTAGAAAGCCCATAATTAGTGTTAGGACTAACTATGTTGGGGTTCTTAAGGTGTAAAACATCCTTTGCGTCAATCGTTACCGTAGCACTGCTATTGTAAGCCCTTGTAATCTCATAGGCGACAGGCTCACTATTTACCGTGCCATCAGCCGTTATAATGTTGACATCCTCGATTGATGCTATGTATAATTCGGTGTACTTCTGCATTCCTAAAGATTGCATGGCTTCACTGTTCCCTATAATTGGGGCAAGCCCGTAAACGATAGCATTACCCGTAACGAGATAGTACTGGTCGATAAGGTTATAGAACTCTCTTCTACTAGTCGTTTTGTTAGGTTGGGATATAAGGCGCAACAGCTCACGGTCTACCTGTGAAGGCTCTAATAGCTCACCGTCAGCACTTCTCCATGATCTAGGTAAAGCGGCTTGCGTTTCTGCTAGCCTTGGAACGACCATATTAACAATAGGATTTCTACCAAAGGCATTACGGATAAACTCTCTAAAGTCCCTATCATTGTAGGAGTAACCAACAAAATCAATATCCCAAAACAAAGGCTTTCCCGTGTCTGTAAGCTTGATTCTTTGGTTTTGGTTATGACCAGTAAAAGCACTTTTTAACCTATCGAATATACTCATTATCTAATAAATACAGTTAAATATCTTATACATTAATTCAACCGCCCAATCAGGAAGATTAATATCTCCTGTATTCTCTTCATAATAAGATTTCGCAGTGTCGCCAAACTCAAAACCCATAGCAACCCAATCTACAATATTTTCAATAAAGTAAATAAGCTGATCATAACTATTTAATGTATCGTCATTCGTCCAGTTTTGCCAATGATGAGGATTTTTAGATTTGTGATTATCCCATGCTGACAAGAATAAATCTTTGTCTTTTGATTCATCATTAACAGGAAAAAAATACTGCCTATACTGTGTGAATTCCTCTTTTGAAAGTTTGCTAAGATCATGAGCTTTTATATTACTATCTATACAATTCCATACATAGTCGTCATAAATAAACTTAAAGTCATTACTGCACTTTTTATTTATTAATTCCCATGCTTTTTGCACATTATCATAATGTCTCTCAATATAATCTAGGTACTCCCTAAACTTCTGTAATTCTGCTTTCATTTGTTTTCACTTTTTAATCTATCAAATATACCCATTATCTAGCCTTGTGTTATCCTAGTAATTTAGTCGCTGCGTACCTCATTGCATCCATTAAATGATTGTCTTTATCAACAGGCAAATTGAGCCGCTCGTTTGTTTTCTTGTCTCTCATCCACTTATACCCCCTCCCTTCGTCCTGTAAATTAACACTTTCAACATGGAAAAGCAATTGGAAGCCTTCTATCTTGTCTATCCCTGACTTTATAGAACCTTTGCCCTTCCTGCATGCTATAGCGTTAATGTTTCCTAGCCTTAATTCGGCAATATCAGACGCGGCTTGACTATCACAAACTACATAACAATCTTCATCTAATTGCAACCGCTCTAATTCGTGAAGTAAATTCTTTTTATAGTTTTTGTGGCCTTTAGGCTTAGGTGAAACATTGATCAATCCTAACTCATAAATAAGCTCCTTAACATACAACTTGTGTCCTACGCGCATTACCTCACACACAGCAGCCACATCATTACTGTAACCAAAATCAACCCCGTATATCTTCCAGTCATAGCTTTCTGGGAAGTCTTTAAATAGCTCAAACCTGTATATCCTGTCTTCTCCTGCGCTCCTTATTCCTTCACCGAATACCTGCCACTTGAATTTGTTAGCCGTTGTCCCTTTTACATTCCTGTCGTTCTCCCTTCTCTTCTCTTCTGGCAAATGCATATCGTTCCAATGCCACGGGTTATACGCCTCTATCTTCGCTACCTGTGCAAGTGGTGCGAAAGGATTATCTTTGTAGGTGCTTTTAAAGTGAAATACATCTGGTCGATGATCTGCATATTTATACACCCAACTCTTTTCTTCTGCTGGGTTGTAATCAGCTATAAAGAACTCCTCCGTTCTTTGCTCCATCTGGTCCCAAACATCCTTTAATAGGTAAATAACTTCCGCGCCCATTAGTACGTCTTGCTCCATACCCATGGCGCGCCCTATATCATCGTTCACCCCTACAAATCTAATTTCGTTGCCGTTGTAGTGTATAGTAGTCGCGGACTTGTTGAAACACTTCATAGGCATTAGGCTTGCTTGCCATACTTTTTTCAAAGTGCTATAAAACGAAATCTTTAAGTTAGCGAAGGTGTCACGACAGCAGGTTATTACCTTGCCTTGGTTATCATTCACATACCTAGTTAACCAGATTGCTTCCGCATAACTCTTACCTGATCTCGAAGAACCTTCTAAAAATATCCCCTTCTTCCTCTCCTTGTTGTCAAAGTCGCTCATAGCTTCCCTATAAGCCCTATCAATAGCATAGTAGTTCTTAGTCAGTCCTATTTTATGCGTCTTCTCCTGTTGCATCATAATAGATCACCTTCTTAACTATATTATCGTCCTCCTTTGGCGCGTTGCTTAACCTATCAAGCTCCTGATCATCTGCAAGCAGTTTAAATGCTGCTATATTAAGCGTTGCATTGTCTGATTCTTCCCACTTAGAAATTAACTTTTCTTTCCTTGCAATCCTTTTATTTTGCAAAGCCTCTTTTATTGACTCCACTTTTTCCATCTCCAAATTGTAAAAAGTAGAGGATGCGCAAGGTAAATGAGGGATTAAATATTTAATCCATGCAATACCATTCAAGGCAATTGCTTCTAGTGCTAATCTTTCTAATTCCTTCTTGTTGTATGCCATAACTTAACTATTCATTCCAGTTTAAACTTACTCGAACATCAGCATTGTTAGAGCTAGGCAAAAATGACAGCGCAAAGTAACTACCCTGAGGCAAGACCACTTGAAAGCCCGTTCTGCTGTCCATAGTTTCCTGATTCTCTCCATACTTAGGCAACATTAACCTACCTCCTACTGCTTCATTATAACCATTAATAACAGGCAATGCAGGCACACCCTGTTCACCCGCTCTTGCAAACTGCAAATTACTTTGTAGTGGATTGGTTGGGTCTGTCACGTTTTGGAAATGCGAATCATCAATAGTATAATTTGAGAAAGTAGGATTTGCGCTTAGTCTAGCCTCGTAGCGATCATTACTATTCGATTGGATAGATATGAAGAACGACCTTAATAAAGCCATTGGAACACCTGCCTTAACTCTAAATAGATAAGCTAGTGTATCAACACCATTGTTTACATTATCCAATGTTAAATCTGAACCTTTGCTTAACCCAAAAGCGTTGCCTAGCTCTGACCTCAAAGGAATGCCGTTGTTTTCCCAATTAACCAAAGAAGCAATTAACGTATCTTGCTTTGCTTCTGTCGATGGCGCTGCAATGATCTTGGCTAAGATGCTGTTTAATCTTGCTGTTTGCGTTTGCTGTTCTGCAAGGGTAGAGATATTAGCAGGAACACCACCACCGCCGCTAACTGTTAAGCTCTGAAAATACCCACCTGTGATAGCAGCATCTAAATACGCAACAATGTTAGCTGCTCCCAACTTGTCCGTTATCGAATCAAAAGAAACGGTGTTAATTGTAGAGGCAACGGATAAAACATCATATATATCCTTACTTAAATCCGCTTTAATCCAGTAAGGTGCTAACACATAATAAAATGTATTATCATCTACATTAATCCTTGTAATGCCATTAATTAAGCTCAAATCGTTTGCCATAGCACAAATATACAAAAAAAACAACAAAAAAAGGAATCCAACCTATTAGGCGGGATTCCTTAAAACAAAAAACAAAATGAAATACAAAAAGCACTAATATAGTAAAGTAGTATTGTGTAACACATTCAACCTCTAAAACTCGGAATCAAAGATAGTGATTACTTTTCATTATACCAAAATACTTCTTGTCTTACTTTCGGGGTGCGTATAGCGTGGTGTTAGTTACAATACTTTCCTTTTAATCGGTGCATATCTTCAAACTCTTCTTTCATCCTAAAGTGTTCGTGCTTGTGTTCTATGTTTTCGAAGTGGTACTCCCCACCCTCAAAGCCTAAATATTTATAATTTGTTTCACTCCAACCACCCCAACTACCATACTCAAACTTGTGTGCGTGTTTAATAAGTACAATGTCGCCAATATTTAGGGTAGCCAACATGCAGTACTTAACATTACCTACAAGCAATGCATTTAACCCTTCTTTGGTTCTTTCTTCCTCTGTTATCATAATTCAATTTGTTTTTCATTATCAATCAAATCATCCCAATACTTATA